ACCAAGAAAAAAGTTCACTAGGATTAACAGTTAAACAAGAATTTCTTTGGAAAGAAAATTAATGGAAATAATTATTACAATGTACGCAGTTAGTATTGTTGGTGGCTTAATTATTATGGCAATACAACAATGACTAAAATAAATTATGGAATAATTACAGGATTAGCAGTTCAGCTTATAGTTTTTATCTGGTTTTTTTCAGCACAAAATCACAAGATAGAAATTTTATACGATAAATTTGAAAAAGAAAATGAAGCTGATGTGATTGAAAACCAAGTTAAGATGAAAATTGATTTGGAAAATCTGATGCAAGATGTAAAGCAAATCAAGAAAGACCTCAAACAAGGAAATAAAAAGGATAAAGAGATAATGGATCAGCATAAAAAGTTATTTGAATTAATTGAAGGGGATAATTCTAATAGTTCTTATTCCTATGGAAATTAATAATGACAAAAATATTTTTATTACTGATGTTAATGTCAACACCTAATCAACCATCAATAAAATATAATGCTGTAATTTATTTTACAGAACAAGAATGTTTAATAGCAAAAAATGGATATATGGAAGCATATGCAAACAAAGATCAAGAATATAAAGATAAACTTATAACAGAAGCATTTTGTGTTCCTTTTGATGCTTTCCCGTTAACATCAATGAACAGGACAAGTGCATAATGTCTGATTGGGAAAAACAATTAACACTTTTACAAAAAACTCTTGATGAGGTTAAAGTTGAGGTCAAGGAAAACCGCCAAGAGGTAATAAAATTAAAAGAAGAAATGGCAACAGGTAAGTCAGCTATAAGAACAACTCTAGTAATAGGATCAATACTCAGTGGGATCTGGGTATTTATGAAGCTAATCGCCAATCAATAACTAGGACTGTTTCAAAGGAAACAATGAAACAAAATCGCATATTAATAATTAGTGATTTGCACATGCCAAATCAACACCCATCCGCTATTCCTTTTCTGGAAAAGCTACATAAGAAATGGAAATTTACTAAGATTTTTCAAATTGGAGACTTGGTAGATTTTGCAAGCGTACAGGTGGAAAGACCAAACGATCCAGAGGTAGAGTCTCCTGTATTTGAAATAGGTAAAGCAACGAAAGAAATTAGGAAGCTGGAAAAGTTATTTCCTGAAATGGATATACTTAAAGGCAACCACGATCTTCGTATTGAAAGAAAAGCAGAACGTTTTGGTATTCCAAGAACAATGCTAAAAGATCTAAACGAAATTTTTGATATAAAAGCAAAATGGCGCTGGCACGATAAATTCATTCTTACTCTCCCCAGCAAACATAAAGTATTTTTAACACATAACTTTAAGAACAATGTACTGAGTAGTTCAAAAGAATTAGGCTGTTCATTTATTTCTGGACATTTCCACACGCAGGCGAATATTTTTTGGTGGTCCTCACCTTCTGCTTTAAATTTTGCCATGTCAACAGGATGTTTAATTAATCCCAAGGCACCAGCAATGAAATATCAAAAGTTATTTATTAAGCGACCAATATTATCATGTGGTATGTTGATTGAGGGAATAGGTCCTATCATTCAACCCATGTACTTAAATGAAAATGGAGAATGGAATGGAAAAGTCTGATAGATTAGTAATGGCTCAAACAATATGGGGTGAGTCAAGAGGGGAAACAAAAGAAGGTCAGTACGCCATTGCTCATGTTATTAAAAATAGATTAGACTCTAAGAAATGGTTTAGTGCAGATACTTTAGAAGGTGTATGCAAAAAGAAATGGCAGTTCTCCTGTTGGAATGAGAATGATCCTAACAAGGAAAAAATGGAACAGCTTACTCACGGAGATATTACTGACTTTGTTGATATAGCAAATAATGTTTTAGATAATTTGCATGATAGTAATGTTGGTAAAGCAACTCATTACTATGCAGATTATATTAAGGAACCTAAATGGGCAGAAGGAAAAACCCCCATCACGAAGATAGGGGTTCATCATTTTTACGAGGATATTGATTAACCAATTTTAAGTAACTGACTTAATTCACTAGATACATCAGCAGATACACTGACTATCTTTTTTTGTATGCCAGTGATGTCATCTATTTCAATGGTAAAATTTAATTCATGTATATCAAATGTTGACCATTTTTCTTGATGAATTTTCATAGCTTCATCACAAAGGTGTCCTAAACCATCAAGATATTTTAATGTTTTTATCATATAATATCCTGACGAATTTCTGTTAATTTTGGAAAATTAATACTAAATTTTTTTGTTCTTTTTTGGTATTCGCTTTGTTCAAGTACAGGTTCAAAATTAGAATAATCTTTTAAATAAATATTATTTACTTTTATTATTCTTTCACCTCTAACTAAACTTTCTTTTGCTAGTTCTATTCTTCTAGCTTTGGAAATTGTCAAAGCATCTTTAATAGTCATAGCAACATCGTTAACTGGCAACCACCAATCAAAAGAACGAGTACCTTTATTGTACTCACTTTGAAAATGGAAAATATTAATTCTTTTTCTTTTTACTATTCTTGAATGATGCCACACACCATAAGTTATTTTTTCTTGAAAAGAAACACTACTACCGCTACTCCAAATTTCATAAAATTTTTGTGGTTTATCAAATAGTTTGTGTTCGCCTTTTTTTAAGTCAAATAAATCTTTCATGATACCTCCTTTAGTTGTTTCATGATTTCTTTTATGCGTAAAGTTTTAGTAATTTGTTTCCAAAGTTTTAAATAAAACTTTGCATTCTTTTTATTTAAAATACATGGCGCTGTTTCTAAATTCCATCCCATAAGATAAGCTAGTCTCATCTTTTGATTAGATGGCATTAAAGGATTAGCACTACGTCTAATCTTTTTGTATTCACCTGTTACACTGTAAATACAATGATGGTACTTACGATCCGTTTTAACGAACCAAACATAAGAACCACAATCTATTAATTTATAATTCATCGGTTAACTCCTTTTTGTAAATTAATATAAAAAACATACTATCATAGTTTTTATCAAAAGTCAAAAACGCTGTTGTATGTGTAACAATGTTACATCTAATAAATGAGGAGTTACCGTTAAACACAAAAAAATTATTTAAAGCATAGCTTAAAAAAATATTTTTTTTTATCTTGTGGATATTTTTTTTAACAAAAGGAAAAATTATTTATGTTAAATTTACTTTTAGGACCAGTTGTTGATATTGTTTCCACAAGCGTGAAAGGTTTTGTAGATACAAAGAAAGCAAAGGCAGAGCAAAAAGTTACAGAGATACAAGCTAAAACTAAATTGCGTCAGCAACAAATAGCAGGCGAGGTTTCGTGGGAAGCATCAGCCGTAGATCAGATGAAAGGAAGCTGGAAAGACGAATTTTGGACTTGTATCTTCGGCGGAATTTTAATTTGTTGCTTCCTGCCTTGGACTCAAATGTATGTAAAAGAAGGTTTTATTTTTCTTGAAGAAAGTACACCATCGTGGTTTGCTACTTGTTTATACGTTTGTATTGGTAGTTCTTTTGGGTATAGATTTGGTAAAGCGGGTCTTTCACACATGAAAAAGAAATAACACTTATACATTAGGTGTAGGTGCATCTAAATTTTTCAAAAAATAGGAGATAAAATGAAATACTTTACATGGTTTAAGGACCTACAAAAGAAATACCAGATTATTATTATTGCTTTAATAATAATTGCTGGAATGTATTTATACGGAATGTTTTAAATGAATTGTCCTCCAAAAGTTAAGGTTGGATATAAGGACATAACTATTGATCTTGTTCGTTCAGACTTTTCCAAACAAACTGATTGTTACGGGGAGTATCAACACAGGGCGAACAAGATTGAAATACAACAAGACTTAACACCTACTGACTTTGCTAATACTTTATTACATGAAATATTACATGCAGTAGTGTACGAACATTCTTTAACATGTGAGGGCAATATTTTATCTACTGATAATAATGAGGAAATTGTCGTCAATTCAATCACAAACGGACTAATGACTGTCATCAAAGACAATCCTTGGTTCTTAAAATTTTTTCAGGACAACATTCATGGGCGACAATCTACTAGACATAAATAATCAAAAAAGCTGGGATGATTTAAGAACAGTTCAAGCGTGGAAAGATGTAAACAAAACACCTTGGACCGAAGGATTATTAGACGATAACCAAACAATAACGGGACAAGAGTTTTCTGACAATCCTATTATTGGTGGCATGCAGAAATTTAATAAAGGATTATTAGCGAATACTTTAGGAACAGCAGAACAAGGTTTTAATTATGGTATGGGTTTATTGCGCACACCTTTTGCTTTTCTTGGTGACTCAGCAGAAGGAATACACGAAGCATTACCAGATACTTGGGCAAATAAACTTTCAGATATTATGTATAATTCTGGTGGTAGTATGGACTCAGACGATTTTGGTGATCATGTTGAAGGTCATTTATTAGAGGGTCTTTTAGCTTTCCCGACTTTTGCAGAGTTTCGTATTCCTATTATGAAAAGTATAAAAAATAGGGAACCATTACCTAATAAGGTTAAGAAAGAAATTTTAGAAAAAGCTAATAGTAATTCTTCAATAAGATATACAATGGATGATGTTGAAGAAATGTTTGATTCAATAAACATATCCGACAAAAATCAAAGCGGTATTATTTATGAATATGATTGGTACACAAAATCAAAATCATGGGAAGGTGATAAAGGTCATCTTTGGCACGGACTAAAAGTTAATGCAAAAGAACAAAGTAAATTTGAAGCTAAGATAAAAAAGAAAATAATAGAGAGAGAAATAAAAATTTCTGAAGGTGAAACATGGGCGGAACAATCTAAAATAAAAGCACGCTTAGATGATCTTGATTTAAAAGATTTAAACAAGGTTAGAATAGAGCAGGGGTTAACACCAATAAAAGAAACAGTTACAACAAAATTAGATGGTAAACCTATTGAAGCTAAATTTATATCGGGTAAGATTAGCGGTAAAAATATAGGTTTAGAAAACAATGAAATTAAAAGATTAGCTTATATTTTATCTGATAGTATTAAAAGTCAGCATCGTAGATTTCAAGAGGAACCATTAGTTATGGGTTTAGTACACGAGTACCCAGCAAAAACATTGGCGTTAAGAGAAAAAATAGCAAAATTACAAAATGAATTAAATTTTAAAAAAGAATCTGGGCAACCTTATGCATTTGAATTAAGCGAATTAAATGATTTAAAAGCAATAGCATCACAAGAAAATAAAAAAGTTTTAGCTATGCGACAAGAAAATTTTTTTTTACAACCGCCTTATAGTTATGCTGAAGCAGAAACATTATCACATGAGGTTGGTCATTTATTACATATGCATTTAACCAAAAATACTATTCCGTCATTTTTAGAGGGACATAATTTAGAAATAGGAATAGCTAATGCTGAATTAATTGCAGTATCTAAATCGATGCGTCCTAATTTATGGAACGATAAACATTTAAAAAGATATAAAGATAAAATACCTGATACAGTTAAAGAACAACATCAAAAACAAGTTACATACAGAATGAAAGATGTAGAATTATTAGCTGATTTTATAAAAGGATATTTAGTTGAACCTTTGCTGACAAAAAGATTAGCACCTAATATGTCTAAGATATTAAGAGGTATGGTTAATGAAAGTTGGTTTAAAGATATATTAAAACTAGCTAAAGCAGATATTATGCCTAAAGATGGCATGTTGCAAAAAAAAGAAATTAATTCTGGTCTTTTAAGTACCGCTACTGTATAAAAAATTATGCAATGTGAATGTGGTAGTAAAAAAATATCCCATATAATTATGGACCCCGATTGGAACAATCCTAATGCGGACTATTCTAAAACCGAGGTCTATGAATGTATGGATTGCGGTAAAGAAATTAATTCAGCTTCCAAAGTAAATTCTCAGGACGAAGATTAGTATAACGCTTTAACATCTTCCAATCTTTATGACCACTAACAATAGCAACCTCTGGGATTTGCCAGCCTTTTTCAAACAAGCGACTAATACCTTCATGGCGCATATCATTAAAACGAAGATCTATAATATTTAGTTTCTTCATAAGACGTTGCCATTGACTTTTTAATGCTTCATACGAAGGTAAATCATTACGCATTAATAAGTTAAAGGCTCTATTAGATATAGGTATTTTTCTTTTACCAACATGCTTCACTGTTTTATGATCATCTAAAATAAGCAAGTACCCATTTTTATTTTTTTCAAAACGAAAATTTCTATTCACCCATTCTGCTTTACGCATGCAAGTACGAATAGCAATCTTAATACTTGCCCACAATTCAGATGATGCATGCTTATTAATTAATTTTAATTCACTAAACGTCGGGCGACGATCACGACTATCATCATGTTTAGCTGGCTTCTTTGTATCAATTGCAGGATTAACTATCTTCATGTGTTCTTCTTCAATAGCATACTGATAGATCTGCTTAATACGATTAACACGTTTATGAATAGAACTTGGTTTTAAAAATTTCTTTTTACTTTTAACATACATAGAAATATCTTTTGCTGTTAAATATAATGGACCAGTTGTATTCAGTAATAAACGAAAGTCACTAATTAATTTATCAACCAAACGAATTTCATTCATTTCATGTTTCAATTGAGGAAGCTGTTCATTCTTATACATGTTAGCTAACTCAACAAAACATTTTTTTTCTTCATAAGTATCAATCTTCTTACGGTCAATGTCCGTTAACGTATGACGTATAAAAATTTCAGCTAAAGATTTGTCTAAAAATTTTTGACATATCTTCACGCCTTGCTGACGAATAGACACATGGAATACTTTTGTTCCATCTGTTTTAAGATATTCTTTTATATATTTCATATAAACTCCTTTTTTTCTTGGAGTTGGGTCCTTCATAAGGAAATCATAATCCTTGTGTCGGGGGTTCAAATCCCTCCTCCGCTACCAGTACCTTAATAAATGAATGTTCTGGTTTGGTCAAGAACTATAACAATGTTATACTATTAGTATTATTTGTGAAATATGGGGAAAAATGGGGAGTAAATAGATTAGGACTGTTTCAAATCTATTGGAATTACCCCCCTTTTTTAAGTTTTATCAAATATTTCAGATAAAACTCAGCTTTGAGTAAATCCTCAACGCCGTTTTTTAATTCAGATCTAAATATGTATTTGAATATATTAAATTTAATCGCGCCTGTAAATTCTTCTTTTGATAGCATATCTTTAGCCACATCCAGAAATTCTTTCTTACCTGATGTGTAATGTGTTGGATGATTAACAGGATCACTCATTTTACAAAGTGTTTTGGTTTTCTATTTTTTATATGATGTAGAACGTCTGTATGATGTCTATTTATAAACCTTCCAATTGCCGAATAATCAAAATCTGTATTTCTAATAACAGCATGACAAAAATCAGTTCTTGCTTGAACTAAATTTTTATGCCTTCTTTTAGATCTAAATTCATCTAATGATATTTCATACGTTGAACAGACTTTTATACACCATTCCATCATACCATTTTTCCGCAACGCTTCAGGATAAACATGATCAATATTTCTAAGTAATTCTTTTAATCTTATAATTTCTGGTTGAGTTAAAAATATTTTTTTATCTACATTTAATTCTCTTTCTTGATTAAGCATCCAGTTAGAATTTTCTTTTTTAAAGTTTTCTTTTTTTCCTTGAAATTTAATTTTATCAATTGTTATTGTTTCAATATGTTTTTTCTTCTTTAATACAGAAGCAATCTTGGTACCTTTGTCATTTCTGTGTTGATTATGCATACATTCTCCTTGCTTTTTTTCTACACTGACTACAAAATCTATCATGAACAGAATTAGAATAATATTTAGCAGGACATAAGGTGCAAGTTTTTAATTCTTTATTTTTTATTCGTGGATTTGTTACAGAAGAATAGTTTTCTTCTCTGTATTTTTTCATGGATAATCTTTTCTTTACGGTACTCATTTTTTAACAAACTCTGGTTGTTCTTTTTTTAATTTCTCATTCTCTTTTCTGAGATCAAAGTTTTTATCCGCCCAGTTATCTAATCGATCAGTTAAAAACTTATTATGCGTTTTTAATTCTTTATTTATTTTCCTTAATTCCTTAATATCTTTTTCTAAATTTTTAATTTCAATAATTAATTTATCTAAATCAGTCATAACTAATGATGAGTCTTTTATAGCTGGCATGATGTATTTAATTCCTTCTGGTTAATGACATACGTTGAACCATAACCAAGATCCTTTAAATTATTTTTATTGTAAACATCCTTACTTTTCTTCCATCCTTTATAAGTAAAATTTTTCCCATCACCCGTCATCAACACATATAGATCTATTCCCCCATCAATTTCTTTTTTAGGAGTTACAAGCAATTGACCGTTAGATAAATTTGTTGTTTTAATATCAATAGCAACACCATCAATAACACAATCTGCTGAACCTTTTCGTACATGATAAGTAAAGTCAGGATAAATATTCATCATTTTGCAAAAAGCTATTTCTGATAAAACACCTGACTCAACAATTTCTTTATTAGTCTTTCGTGATGCCACTTTTCTATTCATCACATTTTTTGTTTCACATTCGTGATAGCGTCGATAAGCTAACTCTTTAGATAATTCTATTTCTAAATTATTAAGAAATACAGAATGATTGATCTCAGGTAACATCATAGATACCTTTTTCTATTTTAACTCTATCTAATGCTTTCTCTTGTCTTAGATCATCCTGATGATGTGATAATTGCAGGACCATCGCATTGGCTCTAAACAATTCTATTTCTTGAATAGATAAATCTGTTAAATGATTTATATATTCTTGATGATTAAAAGCATGCCATTCAGCTTCCTTACCTGTTTTATTTCCTTTTTCCTGAATACATAATTTACTAAATAAAACTTTAGAATATTTTTCTAAGTAATGAACATGTGCTTTACATTCACCTAGATAATTATTAGCATCAAAAATAGCTTTAGCTAATAACTCTCTATCTATAGGTAATGGATTAGGTAAGGAAAATTTTTTGCTGTTCATATATATCTCTAATTTTTTTATCAGGGGACGTTGCCCAATATTTTTTGGCAATAGGACTAATCATTAATCTATTAAGGTGCCATTCTAATTCATTATGTTGGTGTTGTTGTTCATGGAGTAAATAATGCATGGGTATTGTCCAAATATCTGAGACACGCTTACCCATCATAAATCTTTCACCAAGAAATTTAACATGGCAACACTGAACCCCTTCTGTTGCACCAGTATAAAAACACGGCTGGGAAGCCACATGTTTCTGATGGGATTTACTTACTATTATCTTGCTCTCTAATGTCATTTACCTTATCCAGATCATCTTCATGCACAATGATCCAAAAACCTTTTCTATGGCTCTGACAAAGGCAAATAACGGGTATTTTTCCTTCTTCTTCCGCCAGCTTTTTTGTTTTATCATACAAGGTAATAACTCCATGCTTTTTCTTTTCTATCTTATTTATCTTTATTTTTTTTGAATTTTTTAACAATGGTATTTTCTTTATGATTGGGATTAGGATTAGACATTGAATGAACGCCAATCCATTTATATTTATTTTTTTTATTAATAAAACTAGGACTAATTTTTTCTATAATTGCATCAATAAAATAATTCATAACTCTCCTTAAATATTTAGTTAATGGGTTTTTTCTTTTCATCAAAAATTTGTTTTCTTCGTGTTTCCAAATACGGTGCTACTAATGTTTGAATAATAATAAAATCATTCGGTGATGTAACCATTAGATGACGAGTCAAAAAAGTTGACAAGGCAAGACTAAACGTAGCGGAGTTAACCTTCTTGTGCTTTTTTAACAGGTCATCTAACGATTGTAATACCGCAGAAAAATCCTTTTTAAAATTTGGATCACTAGGTATCATATGCTCATGCCTTTTATGTAAGCCAAAACCAGCAGAGCATCATCAGACACAAAATTTTTCTTAGGAGGAAATAAGGTGTGTCTGGTATTCATATTATCTGTTGTTGTAACCGCCACGGTACCCACCGCCTTGGTTGTTGTTATAACCACTTTGTTGTTGATTATTAGAATAATCTTTTGGTGGTTTTTTCTGATATGGAAATGCCTTAATCGGCACATGTCCATCCATCAAAACATTTAGTTTAACAGCAGAGTCAGGGTTATCATTCTCAAAAATAACCCCGCAATTTTTCCAAATAGGTTTCCCATTTGGATCTGCTTTCTTATCTTTTTCACTCCTGCTATCATACGCAAGAGAATAAATTGGATCAGCCATCTTACTTCTCCTTCTCCTTTTTGGTTAATGGTTTAAATACACTTTTGCCTAACTCTTGTTCTTCTTTAAACTGAGAACAAAAATCTCTAGCCTTACAGTAACTCTCACAATTCTTGGCAACAGAACGACGATGTTCAACACCAACATTTTTAACATTACTATAATTGGAACGTGCCACTGAGATTGCTTCTTCCCGTGATGAACAGACTCCTCCCGATAAAGCACGTCCCCCTTGTTCAGTTACTACCGCCCAAGTTTCACCCCTCCGCCATTGTTCATCGGGACTACAAAGGGGTAAATTCGTTTTAGCGTCCTCCAATTTTTGAAGTCGTTCTAATATAAATTTTTCTGTTTTTTCTCTATCCCATTCTATAAGCCTATAAGACATTACATCATGAGGAGGATAATTTTTTTTATGTTTTTCTTTTTCAGACCAGTTTTTAAATATAGCTAAAATATTAAGTGAATTAACTTTATAACCATTACGTTCTAATAAATTTTTATAAATATTTTGTTGTTCTGTCCACTTATCTTTTGTATCAAATATAACTGACCAAGTATTAACAAACTTATAATCCCATACATCAACATGAAAAGGATCACCGTCAATTGGTTGTATTAAATCAAGTTGACCACCTAATACCGTACCACCATAAGGACCATCATAAGTAGAATAAATTCTTTGTTCTGTAGTTCCTGATGTTGTAGCATTTTCAAATATGCTATGACCTACGGTGCCAAATACAGACCATGTTAATTCTGAAACATCAATAATAATCTTATCATTATTTTCTTGTTCCAAAATTACTTGTCTTGCAGACTTGCTTAACTGGGAAGCTGTATAATCAGATCTTCCTTTATTATATTGGCTTGAAATCTTCATACAAGCATTGACATACGTTTGAGGTAAATTTCTTTTATTGGAATACGCTACCATTATATTGTCCCGCCATAACTATCGTTTTCTGTTGAAAATGAAGTATTGCCTTTAGGTATTCTACCTTCAATAATGTCGTCTAGGTTATCAAGCATATCAATACCTGAGTCGTATATTTCACCGAATTGCTGTTTAAGTTTTCCTACTGGAATTTCACGGTGTAATTTATCTATTTCTTTATAAATTAAATCTAAACGTGTTCTAATTCCCTGAATTTGTAAAAACTTATCATGTGTGATAATATTTTTCTGGGATTTAGATTTCATCGGTCTTTATCCTTTTTGTAGGGGTCCTTAATTGGACCCCTTTTTAATTATTTTTAGCAATTATAAATGACTATAAAAACCTTATGTTCTTATAATAATAATAACAAATAATTGAGGAAATCAGTTTCGTCAAGTTTTTTTGTTATAGATATAACAATGTTCTTAAAAAAATAAGAACATCCAATGTTATATGATATAACAATGTTATTTTTATTGATTTTAAAAAAAACATATATTATTAGTTCATATTAAAAAGAGAACACTAAAAAAGGACTGAGAAAGATTGATATGGAATGCCCACACTGTAAGCAAAAAATAGCTAAAATACCTTTAACGAAGAATATGGAGAGGGTTTTTAACTATATAAAAGAATATATTGAAATAAATGCTGTATCTCCAAGTTATGATGAAATTGTAAAAGCCATGAATATGAAAAGTAAATCCAATGTTGCTCGTTATATTTTAAATTTAGAGGAACGGGGATGGATTTCTAAAGAAATGTATAAGGCTAGAACCTTAAAGCTGGTTGCATGAACTCTAACGGCTACGTCAAATTTACTAGAGGTGTACTATTTCACCCCGCCTTTCAAAAAAAGAATAGAGAATTGTGTAATTTAGGTGCTTTTATGTGGTTAATTATGGAAGCTAGTTTTGTTAAACGTCAGTATAGAATTAATAATCAGGAAATAACTTTAAAACGTGGTCAATTATGCTGTTCAATACGTTACATGGCTGAAGCGTGGGGTTGGAATAAATCAAGAGTTCAGCGCTATTTAGATCAATTAAAAAATTTTTCTGTAATTACAAGTGATACACCAAACGATACACCAAGCGATACACCAAACATTCTTACAATCTGCAATTATGACGAGTATCAAGATACACCAAGCGATACATCAAGCGATACAAAACATAATAAAATAAATAATAAAATAAATAATAATATAAATGATCCTGCTTTTGAGGATTGGTGGAAAGCATTTAATTATGTGGGACCAAATAAAGGGGTTAAAGGCAAAGCAGAAAAGTTTTACCACAAGAATAAAAAAGATAGTGATTTATTAGTTAAAATTTTAACAACCTATAATCATTATTCATCGCATCAGCAGGAAAATAAATTAGGTGTTCCAATGGTAACGACGTGGTTGAACGGAAAAAATTGGGAAACTTACAACATAACACCAGAAAAAGATGAATTTCAAATATCCAAACCTAAAGATTATAAAGATTATGTATATGCAGTTAAAAAACAAATGCGATTATTAAGTATAACAGATGACATGGTAGTAAAGATGAGAAAAGAAAACTTAATTACGGAAGAAGAATTTAAAGCGTGGTAAAAAAAAAGAAAAAGAAAAAAATTGAGGTTTCAGATTTTGGATCTTCTACTCTTATTAAGGATGATAAAAAAAATCAATTAATCAGACCTGTTGATGGTGCTAGATTTACTGTTGTTTATCCAAGCAACAGTCAACGACATTTACATAGAATAGATGATCATATTTTAATCTTATATCGTAATAGGAAGCTGTTAAATCCTATTAATGCAGAAAGTAATACAAGAAGATATTTAGCTGGCGCTATCATTAGAGAATTAGGTCATAGAGCAAATATTCAGGAAAGAGTAACACCAGATTGGGATAGTTTCTTAGTAATGATACATGGATCTAAACAAAATATAGCTGTTGATAAAATTGACTCTTACGAAAAATTACATCAGGCTTTAAAGCATGCTGTTAACTATAATGGTGTTTTATGGGATTGTTGTATTGCCGATAAAAAAGTAGGACCTAAAATGAATAAGTTAAGAGAAGGTCTGGATATGTTAATTGAATATTTCAGGATTAAATAATTAGGAGACACTATGAACGAAATAGAACGTTTAAATAGAAAATGGATTAATGTACTTCTTTTTATAGCATCATTTTGGATAACTTGGGAGATTGGTCTATACTTAATAAGTTAAGTAAACTTTATAAAAAGGTGGCTCTATAACAAGCCACCAGAATATTATAATAAATAGTAAATTAATAAAAAAAATAATATTAGAATTATTAACCGTATCACTTTTTTCCTTCTTCGATTGCTTTATTTAATCGTTTTAATTGTTCATCTTCAGGTAGTGAGTCAAAGTCATCAGGAAATGAAAGACCTTTTTGGGTTTTAAGCATACGCTTTTTCCAAGCTATATCTTCCGCTTTAGTTTTTGTACCTCCCAGCATACTACCTAGTGATGCTATTGTTGATGCCATTTTAAGGCTACTTATATCAGTCATCGTTCTTCTCCTTTTTGTTTTGTGCTATGCACAGTTAATACTCCAACGATTTTTAAGACTTGGTGCAGATTTATTATAAATCTTATCTGCATTTTTACTTTTCCATTTCTTAATTCTAGTTTGAGTAAACTCAATAATAAAACCAACAGCTTTTAAATATTTTGCTGGTTCATCAATTCTTGTATAGGTAATTAATTTTTTATATCCTAATTCTTTTACTTTCTTAATAATTGTAGAAACAAACATGCTTGGTACAGGTGAAGCATGATCTTTATTAAATTGTGGAAGCTGGCTATCAAAACATGGTTCGTCATCATCATTAACAAAACAAATACGAGTAATTTCTAAAGTTTTGCCATCATTAAGAGGACAAGCAACAGGCAATCCAACAGTAGCAACGCCAAGTAAAATACTACCTTCAGATTTAGGTCTAGCATAAATACCTTCCCCGCCTACATTTAATACATAAGCATCATACTTATCACTGTAATTTACATCACCAAATTCAGGATCATAATATTCAATAATACTATCATCGTCCGTATCAAACTTATCTATAATAACCCAATCATGTAAACCTTCATAATCATCACATTCCCAATTATCTAATTGTTTTCTAAATATACCTAAAGAAAACTTATGACCTTGTGGCTGGATATTATGTTTATGAAACTTATTAATTATTTCTTGTGCATCTTTTAATGCAATAGGTTTAATTTCAATATAATCTTTATTGATAGTAGGCATATCAACAAAGTTAGATGGTGATAGATATTTAGGCATTAAATTTATCCATCAAATTATTAAATTCTTTTTTAAATGCTTTTGAACCTTTACGTCCAAATTGCTTACAATAAATTTCTAAAACTATTACTAATGCTCTTGGTGACATTATCCATTTGTTATCAATATCTCTAACCATGCTAACAACAAAATCACCGCAACTATCCCACATATATCTAGCTTCTTCTCTCCATCTAAGAGAACCAGTTTCTAATGCATGTAACTTAGAACCATATTGATTATGAATTGCATTTAACCAAAGATAACGTCTAATTTGTTTCCATTCAGGATGTTTATAAAAATCTAATCTTTCTTGTTTAATTTTTTCTTCTTGTTCTTTTTGTAATTTGTCTGCTTCTATATCTGCTGGTGATCTAGTAGGTATTTTCCAAACCATTGGTTCATCAGGTCTTTTCTTTTCAGTAAATTCACCAGTAGATAAACCATATTTATTTTGACGATCTTCTTTAGCATCACCAATTTTACCAGTAACAACAAGATCATCACCAGCACGCAATAATTTTAAATTATTTTCTTTGGCATATTTTTCAGCTTTTTGAATAGCTTCTTTTTTATCCGTAGATAAATTAAATAAATAATAATCGTTTTCACCGTAATGATTATTGTAATTGCCAAATTCATCACGATCAGTCCATTGAACTTCAGTACGCACATTTCTTAAAGTGTAGTAAATGCTAAATTCACCAATAGAAATGTATAAATAGTTTTGATGGCTCATTATTGAGCCACCTGATATAAATTAATTTTTTTATTTTCTTTTCTCACACCTTTAGAAGCTAATCTTTTTTCTTTTTTGCTTCCACATCTGCCATGAGTATTGGCTTTTCTTTTACCAAGTTTTTTTAAATAATTATTTGTCATTTTTTAATCCTAAACCTCTTGTTAGAGGTCTAGGTGTAGTTTTGTTTTGTAATCCTGTTCCTCTTGTTAAAGGTCTAGGTGTAGTTCTTTTTAATCCTGTTCCTCTTTTTAGAGGTCTATTTCTTTTTAACATTTTTACTCCTTTATTCATAACATTGTTATAGAGTATAACATTGTTATATGTCAAACAATATTATAAAAAAAGTGTATAAAAGTGAATATTTGTATGTTTTGTGCTATTTATCTTGTAATTCTTTTGGTGTTTTAGCTGGTTTCCAGCTATCAATCATTATTTGATGTTCTTCAATCATTGATGTTAAACTTTTAACTTCTTGTGGTGTAATATTTTTATTGTTTTCAATATAATTTTTTAAACCTTTAATAAGATCAATTTTACCTTCAGGAGATTTTTCCCAAGATTGATGATTTACCCCAGAACAACTACCACTTCTCCAACCAACCATTTTATAACCATGATCATGAATTAACTGACCATTTAATTGAATTAATCTATGACAAACAGAACAAGTAGCTTTATTCCAATTTTCAGTTTTAAGTTTATCTTTTTCTAGTTTTTCTGCATCAGTTAAAACTTTATAAATTTTACCCTCAACAAAAGCATTATTAATTTTGTCATAATCATAAGTAGTATTGTTAAACATTGACCAATTTGATCTTGAATAACTTTGTGGACTTTCAGCATTAATAATCTTTCTATTTGGTTTTTTTGAAAACTTAACATCTACAAATACATTTCTATTTTCATAAGGATTTTTTAAACCATAACCAATATACTGATTATCTTTACAATAAATTGCAAAATAAGTATCATATTTCCAAAGATCATAACCTTTATAAGTTAAATCCCATTTAATTTCTTCAAAATGATAAACTTTATTAATAACTAATTTGTTATCAATAACATCAGCTTCAATAGTACCGAATTTGCTATGTGGTATTTTAAATATCATAAAACAATGTTTACACTATAACAATGTTATATGTCAAATAATATTATAAAAAAAATGCATGTTCTCTATTTGTGCTGGTATGAAATCACTAACAACTAAGATAAAAACCTAATAACACTACAATTCCGTTAAAAATCAGGGAAAACTATGACACCAGAGGTTATGCTTTGGAGGTCAGTGATAATCCAAGCTATATTAGATGCTTTGGGACTGTTCCCAGAACCTAGCTATACTAACAGATTTAATCAAAGAGAAGCGCTAGACTGGATGAAAAGCGGGGAAATAAACACAATATCAGATTATGCTGACACTAATCCAGACTATATTAAACACTTATTCAATAGGTTAAAAATCCAGCGACACCTTAGACTGTTTGAAACGGAGGAATTACTCAAAAATGCTTTTTTTCGACCCAGAGAATTTACAGTTTACAGTAATGAGGAGTGAAGATGAAGGAAAGCCTGTTGTTATTGTTAAAATCATTGGATTTACGAATGAAAACGAAGCAAATCTCTTTTCTAACCAGCTTCTAACATTAAATGGCGAGACGCAAAGTAAAACGGTCCATTGATGGAATGTGGTTTTTTGAAAAAACGCGGGAAGAACAACAAGAATACCAAAAATGCACTATCTGTGGAGATATAGGCATATTCAGTAATGATTACATGAGAACATGGTATTGTGGTAAACATATGGACGATAAATGGAACAAAAAGGACGACCAAGCAAATATTCAGACGAACTTATAGATAAGATCTTAAATGATTTAGCGCATGGCATCAGCATTAAAAAAGCACTAAAAAATCAGGGTGTTTGGTGGGAGTCATTTAGACAATGGCTAAACAATCCTGATTATCCTAATCTTCGTAAAAGGTACAGCGATGCAAAAGCAGACGGTATTGAATGGATGATGGCTGAAACAGAAGAACTATCCTCAAAAGCACTTGAAGAAGCTAAAGATGAGAATAAAGCGGGGAGAACTAACAGAGATTTTGTCAATATGATGCGTCATCATATCAATCTACAGACATTCAGAGCCAGCAAACTAGCACCAAGAGTATATGGTAACAAAGATCAATTAGAAATAAGCGGAATAGATGGTGGAGAGATCAAAGTCAGCTTTGAGAAGTGATAAGTCTGGCTTATTACAGATGCTTGGAGTTACAAAGAAATCCTATGGCAAAGGCATTAAGTACATCAAAGTATCATCAAAGGGTAATAAAGAACAAAAAGAAGATAAAAAGAGATCAGATTAGTTTAAAAGAAGCTAAAAGGGAATGTAACGGTTAACATGATTAATGGCTGTATTCTAAGGTAAATTAGATCTATTATTGTTTGTTGTTGCTATGTAGCTTATTTTTTAGTCTGCAAATCTCATGAGATCTTAAAAAAATCTTAAAAATTAATCAATATTTGTGAAATTAATTAAATAATGGCTGATTTCTAAGGTTTTGATGGGATAATTAATCCTTATTGACTATTATTTGGCTGTTTTCTGCCGATTTGAAGGCGGGCAACCCCATCGGAAAAAAAAAATAATATTAGGCAACCCCTTTTAATACTTTGAGGACCTTATTCAAGGGTTCTGAAAATATATAGTAGAATTTTACATACAAGCCTTCTTCCCAGAAAGTTATAATGAAAAAAATACATATTAATCAGCATAAAATAAGGGCAAATAATAAAAACAAAACAAACGAACCTGTCATAACAATTAAAGAAAAAAAAAATAATACTTATTGTTATAGTGTAGAAATATTAGGTCCTTCTAAAGTTATTTATAGACCAGAAAAACCATTGTCATGTGGTGCTAAAGTCTGGATTGAAACTGATGCAGAAATAAAATTAGATGCCTAGTTACATCATACCGTATAAACCAAGAAAACATCAGGCACAGTTACATAAAAAAGTTAAACGCTTTAATGTAATTCCGTGTCATAGAAGATTTGGCAAAAGCTACTGGCTATTGGCACAAACATTAAAAAAATGTTTTCAATGCACATTACCTAATCCTAGGTATTATATTATATCGGCTACCTATTCACAGGTGAAGAAGATACATTGGGATACATTAAAATTTTTAACAAAAAATATCCCTAATACAACGTATCATGAAACCGAATTACGCTGTGATATGGTGGGGGGAAGAAGAATACAATTATTAGGCGCTGATGGATCTAGTGTTGACTCCATTCGTGGAATTTATGCTGACGGTGTAGGCTTAGATGAAACACAGCTTCTCCATAAGGACCTGTTAAATAAGGTTCTACGTCCTGCATTAGTCGATAGGCACCAAATGGATAAAAATTCAGGATGGTTAATTGCTATTGGGACCCCTTCAGGTCATAATTTCTTTTATCAAATGTATATGAAGAACCAAGGCAAGAAAGATTGGTTTATTAAAAAATACACCGTGGAAGATACAAAAATTATTCCAAAGGATGAATTGGAAAATCTAAGATTAATGATGAGTCCTGAAGAATTTGCAACTGAATTTATGGTTGATTTTGATGCTGGGGTTGTAAACGGAATTTATTCAAAATCGATGCAATTAGTAGAGGATGAAAACAGAATTACAAAAGTCCCGCATATTCCAGAATTGCCCGTAACCACGTTTTCGGATATTGGGTTCAGGGATGCTTTCAGCATCGTATTTATTCAAAAACAGGGTTCAGCTATACATGTAATTGATCATTTAGAAGGATCAGGAGAAAGTATAGAATATTACGCTAATAAGTTAAAGGAACTCCCTTATACCTATGATAATCACTTTGCAGGGCATGATATTGTCGTTACTGAGTTAGGATCAGGAAAAAGCAGGCAAGAGATAGCTTCCAATTTAGGATGGTTTATACAAGCCGTACCTAAGTTAAAGGTAGAAGAAGGTATTAATGCTCTGAGAATGGTCCTGAAAAGAGTATGGTTGGATAAAGATAAATGTGATTACTTAGTTAATTGCCTAAAGCAATATAGATGGAAAACAAATCAATTAGGAGAAATCACCTCTACCCCACACCACGGAACAGAGTCAAATAGCTGTGATGCCATGAGATATATGGCAATCGGATTAAACGAGTCTAGTTCTTGGTCCTCTGATTTAAAGTATGGACCTTCTGGGATAGTTTAGTATTTTTCTTTTTAAGATCCTCGTTCTCAACCTTCAGGTTCAGACCCCACGCCATCAACGTATTGATGGGACGACGACCATTGAAATAATTACCGATGCTCGTTCTTGTTTGACCTGACTCCCTAGCCAATTGACCTTGGCTAATACCGAGATATTTTAAAAATTTTCTAAATTTTGTTTTAGTCATATAACAACGTTACACTATAAAGAAATAATAATCAATGAAATTAAATAAAAAAAAAGAAGCTGAGTTAAAAGGAACCATTACGCGCGAAATTACTGATGCTTTAGGGTATCAGAACGGTAAATTGGTCCAAGAACGAAGCCTAGCCTTAGATTATTATAATTCAGAACCTTTTGGTAATGAGGTAGAAGGCAGATCTCAGGTTATATCCTCTGATGTGCTGGAAGCTGTTGAGAGTGTTCTCCCCAGTTTACTCAGAATATTTACCGCAGGAGACGATATAGTTAAATTTGAGCCTGTATCTGAAGAAGATGAAGAAGCATCCAAACAGGCAACAGAATACATAAACCATATCATCATGAAGGATAATGATGGATGGCAAATATTTTATACTTGGTTCAAAGATGCATTAATTCAAAAAAATGGATTTATTAAGCATTATTACAAGTATGAAGATGAATTTATTAAAGAGAGTTATAAAGGTTTAACAGAGATAGAATATCAGGCTTTATTGGTTGATGATGACGTTGAAGTTATAAGTGTCGAAGAAGTTTTAGAAGAAAAAATGGTGATGACGGAACAGGGTGAATTACCTGATAATCAAGTAACATTTAATGTTAAGGTTAAAAGAAAATCATCATCAGGAAAAATTTGCATAGAAAACGTTCCTCCCGAAGAAATGCTTGTTTCCAAAAGAGCAAAAAATTTAGTGGATGCGCCATATGTAGCGCATCGGTTAAAAAAGACGGTATCAGAATTAATTGGTGAAGGTTTTGATAGAAAAAAAATAGAAGATCTACCATCTTACGCAAATTCCACATGGAATGAAGAAACATTAAGCCGTAACATGTTTAATGAAGAAAGTTACATGGATGAAAACGCTGATCCATCTATGCGTGAAATTCTTTACATGGAAAATTATATCCGCACCGATATTGATAATGACGGAGTAGCCGAATTATTAAAAGTGGTTACTGTTGGTGATACGAATGAAATTTTGGATGTAGAAGAAATAAGTTATCTTCCTTTTTCAACGATAACACCGATTATTAATCCGCATCGTTTATTTGGAATGAGTGTTGCAGACCTCGTTATGGACATCCAAAAAATAAAGTCAGTGTTGCTAAGACAGTGCTTGGACAACGCTTTCCTTATGAATAATTCTAGGGTTTTAGCGCAGGACGGAATGGTTAATCTGGATGATTTACTACAGTCGCGCGCGGGCAATATAGTGAGGGTAAAATCACCAAACGCTGTTGTGCCATTACAAGCACAAAACTTTATGCAAGAAGGCTTGGCAATGATTGAGAAAGTCGATCAAATAAAAGAACAACGTTCAGGCATAAACAGATTACAACAAGGTTTAGATCCAAACACAATTCAAAAATCTCATACAACCGCAACAGGAGTAAGGGAAGCCGTACAATCGGCTGGCCAAAGAATTGAAACGATTGCGAGAGTGTTTGCAGAAACAGGAATTAAAGATCTAATGAATTGTTTATTACAACTGACAACACAATATCAAGATCATAAAAGAATAATTAAAATAAGAAATAAATACGTTCCAATAGACCCAAGAGAGTGGAAAAATAAATTTAATTTAACAATAAACGTGGGGTTAGGAACGGGAACACATGAACAACGTTTACAAGTTTTAGGACAAATTTTAGGTATTCAAAAAGAGATTTTAATGTCAGGTAGTAGATTGGCAAATGAACAAACAATTTATAATACACTGGAAAGAATGGTTCACAATGCAGGGTTTAAATCCCCGCAAGAATTTTTTGTTAATCCAGAAACACAACCGCCTGAACAGAAAAAAGATCCAATGCAGGATAATCCATTGTTAATTGCAACACAGCAACAAATACAAGCGGATAGAGAAAAGAATATAGGAGATCTACAATTGCGAAAAGAAAAAATGGAAGCTGAACTAGAATTAAAGAAACAGGAAATGATAGCAGAAATAAAATTAAAACAAGAAGAAATGGTAGCTGAAATTCAAATTGAACGAGAAAAAATTAATAAGAAAGCACAAATAGGTACATTATAATGGCTAATTTTATTCCTTTTCAAGATTCATTATTATTTTCTGATATTGCAAGCGGACAAGGGACACCTTTAGGTGCGGTACCAATGGATTTTGCAACAGCAACACCGTATGTATGGAATACAGATCCTATTCCTGACCCAGATGTTCCTGAAAATGCTTTTGATTTAGGGGTTTTTTGTTCTCTTGAAGAAAACGTTGATCATCCATTTTGTATAAACATGGATAATAATACAAGGGATGATGAAAACGAAGTTCCGCTTACTGAAAGTGAAGAAATACTTAGAAAAATGAAAAAAGATATGTCTGAGCCGTGGAGTGCTGATAGATTTATAAATAAATACAAAACAGGCAAAGATAAAGATGGAAATCCTATTTATAAATTTGACCCCAGTAAAGGAGGTGGATTTGGATGGTTTAAAATTATTGATACTTTATTTGGTGGTCCTAAAAGGAGAGAAGCAAAATATGATAAAGCTATAAAAACTTTAATAGATCAAACTATATCACAACATTTTGCTGATAATCCTTTGGCTTTTGGAGAACTAAGTGGAGATTTATTTACACAATTTACTCCTGAAAATTATTTAAAACAGGTTGGTGATGTAATTATTGGTGGCTCAACCAATAAAGCAATTAAAGGAAAAACTGTTAATGAATTGCTTAATACTTTAGGTAAAGGAACACAAGGGAGTGGACAAGGTTATCAATCTCCAACGCAACAAGTTAATTCAGGACAAGGTGGAACACCAATTAATGTTGAAAGAAGTAAAAAATATAAACGTTATAAAAGTTCTTTATTAAATAAAGAAGGACAAAGAGACGAAACGGCTTATAAATCCGCTATTGCTAAAAATATAGCAAGAAATTTAGCTGATAGAGATTCAAAAAAATACAACAAAAGCAGTGGGTCAGGATGGTCAACAAGTCTTGGTGGTTTTTATAAAGGTAGATAGTGGATAAAGAGCAAGAATTAAAAAGATCTGAAGAAGCAAAAAAGATTTTAGAGCATTCTATTTTTAAGGAAGCGAATGAAAAGTTACGAATAGAACTGATGAACGAATTAGTTAATAGTCCTATTCGAGATACCGAAGCACGCGAAAAACTTTATCTTATGATAAAGATGCATGAGTCGGTTTTAAACCAGTTAAAATCCATAATGGAGACTGGTAAATTATTAAAAAAATAAAGGTAAAAAATGGCAGACAATCCTACTCAGGAAACTGCGGTTACTGAAGAACCAAAGGTTGCAGAACCAGAGGTTAAAGAAAACTTATTAGGTCAGTTCGAGAACTTACTAACCGCAGAGAACGAACAACCGACATCAGAAGGTGAACAGGACGCGAAAGCACAACCAGACGCACCCGCCGATGAACCAACGCCAGATGATCTGGAACTAGAGGAAGCTGACAACTCCCCAGCAGAAGGGACCGAGGAACTTTATTCCGTTAAAATAAACGGACAAGATGAAAAAGTTAACCTTGAAGAACTTAAAAATGGATATAGCCGTCAACGCGATTACTCAACTAAGACAAATCAGCTAGCAACCGAACGTAAAAATTTAGAAAATGAACGTTCTAAAACGCAAACTGAAATGGAAGCGGTAAAAAAAGAACGCGATGATTACGCAGTTAAATTAAAATCTTTTATCAATTCTGATAAGCAGGATGATAACATAGATTGGGACCAAGTGTATAACGATGATCCTATTGAATATGTTAGAATGAAAGCAGAGTCAGATAAGAAAAAAGAAGTGCGTCAACAAGCGGAAAATGAATTAAAGTCAATAGAAACAAAACAACAAGAGGAACAAAAGAAAAAGTACGCTGAATATGTTACGACACAAAGTAATATGTTAAGTGAAAAAGTTCCTGATTTTGCTGATCCCGTTAAAAGGGGGAAAGTGCAATCGGGCGTTAAAAATTACTTAAATGAAATTGGATTTAGCGATCAAGAATTAAGCATGTTAACCGACCATCGTACCGTCATGGTAGCGATAGAAGGCATGAAATATAATCAATTAAAGAAAGCTAAACTTGGTGACAAAAAAGTAAAAAATGTTCCAAAAGTTTCTAAGTCTGGTGTTTCAGTTTCCAAAGATGATGCTAACTACGAACGTCGCAAAGATGCAATTAAACGCGCTAAGTCTGGTAAGTCAGGTGACATGCTAGATGCGTTTATGAATGTTTTAAATTAGAAAGGTAAAACAATGGCACAGCCAACCAATACCTTCGATTAAATAAGTAGTTGAAGTAAAATTGGGTTAAACGGTGAACGTCCTGAAATGGATAATACCGTGCCAAGCTATAAAGGTTTTAAGTTTTATAGAAGGCGTAACGACTAGAGAGTGAGTACCAACAATAACCTCTCCACGAAATCCCAAGACCGAAAGGTTAAGATATAGTCTGAACTATCACTATATATAAAATGATAGAAGTTAAGGATAAAGAACCTTAACGTTAACATAATGTCTTATGACAGCATCGGTAATCGTGAAGATTTGACGAACCTAATCTCATTAGTGGCAGTTACAGAAACTCCATTTTTAAGTGGGTTGAAAACTGAAAAAGTGACAAATACTTTTCACGAATGGCAAACTTTAGCATTAAGTGCCGTTGCCGATAACAAAGTTATTGAAGGTGATGAAGCGACATTAGACGCTTCTTTAACAACTACAAGAGTTGGAAACTATACTCAAATTTCTGACAAAACTGTAGTGGTATCTAATACTTTAGATGCAGTGAACAGAGCAGGACGTAAAAAAGAAAAAGCGTTCCAAATGCTTCACAAATCTAAGGAACTAAAAAAAGATATGGAACACGCAATGATTGGATTAAACAACGGGCGTGTTGCAGGAAACGCATCAACAGCGAGGGAACTAGGTTCCGTTCAAAGTTGGATAGCAACAAATGACATCATGGGTGCATCAGGTTCACCAGCTTCCCCAGCAGGAAACGGGACCGATGCCCGAACTGATGGAACCCAAAGAGCATTGACTGAAACTATCTTTAGAAGTGCATTAGACTTGATTTTTGCATCTGGGGGAAATCCCGATGTGATACATGTTGGTGCTTTTA